GATTAAAGCGCTCGAAGAAAGGTTGACCAACGGCCCATTGATATTCTTTGATACGGGTGGGTCTTCCTAAAAATGACCCAAGAGAAGCATCAGAAGTGCTACTCAAATTCATCGTAGAATCCCAACCTGCGCCAATAGATGTGGTCCAACCAGCATCCTGCTCCTCAAAGTTGGTAATTTGTGCCGTAAAATTTGCAACACCTTCTTCTTGAATAGTACCCAGTGCACCAGACTGGGGTTTATATAATGAACGGTTTATAGAGACCGCTCGCTCTGTGATAAAATTTGTAAAATTACTAATGCGATTTGTTGATACGGGTCAGATACATGCATCATTGCACCTGCCTATTCACACCTTTGTTTGTGGGGCTATAAACCACTGTAAGTAAATACCTACTCGCATGTTCGCGTCATTCTTGTCTCAATAAAGCAGTCTGCCTGCATGGTATGTGCTGCACCATACATAACATCTGTAATCAGTATTGAGTTCGGCTTTGATTTCATTTTAGTAACGACGACACTACCGCAGCGCCTCCGGACAGTTTAAAGACATGACGGTCGGTGTAAGAATTACTTACCAGTAAATTTTGTGTTATACCAAACTCCAGAATCAAACTTGCGTCCCATATGAGGGGCGTACTTCTGCTTCCACTGTTCCACGCGAGTATCAAAATCATCATCTAAAGTTCGGCAGGGAAGATTAGCTCTGCGAGCAATTTCCTTCATTTGTGATCTCCTGGTTTCAAACACATCACGGCCATGGAAGAACCATTCTCTGAGGGCTCCATCCACGTTTTGAGTACAAACCTCTTCAGGTGTCACTTCTTTTGACTCTAGAATTGAATGAAGTGACTTGAAAATGGAAGCCTCGTCGAGTGCCCCCACATACACACCAAGATCCTCATCATATCTATCTTTACGCTTCAAGAAATCAGCTTCATCTCGAGACATGAAAGAACGAGGAGCGGACTCTTTGTCAGGCATGGTAAATTTCATGTCGTTGGCCTCTAATGTATTAGCCATTGACAGATGGTTGAATTTGTCGTAACCAGGTCGAACCGACCCTTTTGCGTCATCCCCGTAGGTCATGAGTGTCACTAAATCTCTGAAGCGCGCATCGCGTCCCAAAGACAACTCTTTACCAATTGTTGTTAGCTCCGTTGCAGAGTAAGCCTCAAAGAAGCAAATCCTGTGCAAAAGCGAGTTGACGATACTGTTGATATAAACAGTCATATTTTGCCCCGAAGGATTGGTGCCTAGGAATCTAATGAGCGTCCCATTGTAAGCCACAAGAGGAGTACATACGTCATGTGCAATAACACGCATCCTTTTGATATCAGCTGGTGTATAGTTGCCAGACCAAGTTGCGATTTTGATCATGATCGCAAACGCAGTAATAGTAAGTTGCGCTGGCATGCGGAGGTCATATTTAGAATAGTCCCCAGCAATAACTCGGTCATCTCCAAATTTGGCCATAAAACGGGAAAGTTGATCCCACTCTGGGCCATGTGCATTAACCCCAACAGCAGTCTCTGAAATAAGCGGATATAGAGACAAAAAACGTGCGATAGGTAAGAAGTACATCCTAATCGCATACTGTAGGGCAAGAGGCGCAGCTTGGAAAACACGCACCTTGTCTTTGGTCACTTTTGTTGGTTCATCCTTTAAACTAGCCCCAAAAATCATGTTAAGAGATTCTCCTGCATCAGCAGTAGTAAGAACTCTAGCAATTTCGGCTTGGACTTCGGGAGTAAAATCCCTCGGACAAGAATGTTCATCAGTAGGTGGAAGATCCACCATATGTTTAGATTTGGGTCCTTTAATTGGAAATCCCATAGAAGTCTTTGTGACCAAGGCGTCGATGAAACGCCTTCCTTCAATTCCCGAAATGGTTTCCTGATGGGTGAGAGGTCGCATCTCGGCGCGATGCAAATCTTCATCGCGCTTAAACACTTGCTCAAGTTCTGTTAGATAATCATCCATAGCAACTTCCACATCCACAGGACTAAAGCCTATTGACGGTTTAGAGCATACTTCAAGAGAATCGAACCAAGGTCGCCACCTTTGCGAATCCCACCGTCCATCCTCCAATTGAACTGGTTTGACGAACTTTGGGGGACCATAAACATTGGAAACTCCAGTGACATCCTCCACAATCTTAGAAATAGGCGTCTCGATAACACGAGATGTGAATTTTGCCTTTCCTGTGACTGTTCCATAAACAATAACTGCTGGATCTTCAGTGATGAAATTGGTAGGACACTTGCGGTGAATATCACCACTAATAGCGTAGTCCTGTCCCATCATTGTATCTGATAGTTCTGCAGCTTGAGGTGCTTCCATAAAAGTGGGACTCAAAGCAAATAATTTGGCTCTGCCAGCACGAAGTTGTGGTGCTGTAACGGCAAAACCACACCCTTTCCTGGTATCTGTAATGCCTCCAATATGGAAGCCCAGGATTTTCTTCTCGCGAGAATCGGAAACAATGGGTGCCATACACATGCCCTCATAAGTGCGCATTGAGTTCAATGTATAGAATGATCCGGGAAACTCAGACCAACCGTTGTAGACATCAGTCGCAAATTGCCACATGGTGTTATCCCGAAATTGTTTAAGATCAGGGGTCACGCCATGCAAAGTAGCATTGACTGGATGACGTACATAGTCGTCTTCAAAATGCTTCAACATGTCCTTAGCGGGTTGCGCATTGGGAACATAAACTAGAGCAGTGTCAGTTTTAGGTACAATATAGCACCTTTCTTTGACAACTGTCGTTGAGAAATTGCCTGCTGTGGTCTTGAATGTTGCGACAGTTGGTACAGCTGGCAGTACGTGAGAAGGCACCATGAAGACTTTTGAACTCAAGCAAAAAGTTCCGCTGAAAAAATCTCCAATCTCCACAATACCCATAGCACTACGAAGAGCATTAGAAGCTTTATCTTGATCCACAAAACTGCCATTGTGGTCCATCTTCTTCCGCTCAACGACCTTCCATACATCTGCTTCCATGTCGCGTGCGCGAATATCAGCAATGGACTTTGGTGCCAACTTCCCTTGAAAGGAAATGTTAGCCTTGAGTGCTTTGATTGTTTGGGCTGCTCCATATAGCAAACCCAGTGATGCAAATAGTCCGCAAGCGTATTTCACATGCTGATCCCTCAAAGTCTTGAATAACTCTGGAAGCGTTTCTCGCGAAGCTACAAGCCTCGCCATATAAGCCTCCTTCTTGGTCTCGATGACTCCAGCAATAGTAATCATATAATATACGAAACCAATAACAGCGACGAAAAGGGCGGTCTTAAATCCGAAGATAGACCACATGAATAAACATAAAATGAAATGAGTTACGAACATACGACGGCAATAAGTCTTAACCTCCTGTCCAATCACATCTTCCCCGAAGGACAGAATGGTGGATTTGACAAAATCATTGTCCATCCATTCCTGGGGAATCCACGATGTCCAAGAAGACAATGGTGACTCTTCAAAGGCCTTAAGCCCTAATAATAATGCCTTAATGGCGATGTCCTCTACGGCGGTCTCCGCTCTGCTCTGATGGATCCTCAACTTGTAATTAAATTTCCGAGCTTTACGAGAGATGTGGCCAGCGAGTCTTTCGCCGAAATGGGGAACGTATTCCTCTTCTCCCTCACTAACAATGTCGCAAGTGCAAGTTTGCATGCAGCGATCACAAGTAGGACAAATATCAACAATATTAGAAGGATCAGAAAACGAATTGACTAGAACAGATTGTTCGTGATCATGTTTCTTAGCAACCTGAATAAGGTGATTAACATAATCTGTGATGTTCATGTCCTCATGCGTAGTACGCCAATAACTAAATTGTTGTCCACCTGGACCATCGCCTACAGGTTCTTTGAGAGTGATTAACCAAATATCATTAAGTTGGTCCAAATTACCAAACTTTTCAATCACCTTCGCAGAATCAAGCATGTTGTTTGTCATGAATTCTGGACGTACTTTGAGCTCAACGTGCACATGACAACGGCGAAGAATTGACATGGCATTATACGAACTCAAGCCCGCATGAAGCTCTTCCACATTAGTTGTAATAGTCAAACAGCTAGGTTCAATCGAAATCTTTCCCTTATTCGCAAGATCAGCCATAACAGCATATTCACGAATATTGTTAACT